TTGTCGCACCTAAAAAGTCCTTATTTATCGGGCATTTTTTTGCCAAAATAATTTAATATAACCCTTGACAACATACCCCTAACCTGTCACAATAATAATAGATGAACAAAAAGAGAGGTAATCAAATGTCAATCGAAATCAAAAAAGGCGATCAAATCACTGCTGTTTGGGGTGCTGGACACCCAGAACAACAAGGTAAGATATCTAAAATAAACGAGGACGGATCTTACATTGTTAAATTAAGGAATGGTAGGATCTTCGAACAACACTTAGTGTTGAAGAAGGAGTTCTTGAGTGACTACTTCTTAAAATGTAGTATTGGGTATCATCA